CTGCATCCATAACTTCACGCCATGTATCAAAGAAAACGTCGGGGAAAACATCTTCGTTGTCATCGTCCATGACGTAATACCCAGATGGGACTCGGTTGATCTCGAACTTCAATTTCTCAAGTAGGTCGATGCGGTCGGTATCCGTGTAAGGGATGTAGGACTTCAGGACATCTGCGAGTTCCCACTCCAGGAAGTAGGCACCTTCGCCGACTTCTCCGTATTTGCAGAACTGGATACCGTATTTATTACGGACGATGACAGGGGTGTGTGGGTCGCAGGGTTCAGTGTGGACTGTGATTTGTTGTTTCATGTTATTCCTTTGTTTTGTTTCAGTTAAAAGGGGTCATCGGCATCGACAACCGCTTGTTTATAGGATGGTCTATATGAAGCTTCTTCAGCTGTCAAGAAAAACTTACGGGTATTTTTACTGAACCACAGGTTCCTGAATACCGTGTTCCCAGTGGAGCGTTGCTTGGAGATGTAGAACTTACCATCGGGTTCCTTGTCATCGACGCAACCCTCCTCAGCTTTCCTCTCCTTATCCTCGACTTCCGGGACATGGTCGTTCCCCCGCTTCTTGGCATCCGCGTGGCAGATGAGCATCATGCTGGCATCATTCACAACGCAGAACTTAGCTGACTGCTTGGCAACTAGGTCAGTCCCCTCGGCATCCCCCTTCTTGGTAATGTGCATCAGCGCATCCACTACAAAGAGGTCACACCCAAACCGACGATTCGCATACAAGAAGTCCTCCTTGAGGCCAGCCCATGAGGCCGTGTTGTCCTCGTCGGATTCAATGAACCACAGGAGATCCTCGAAGACCTTCAGTTCCTCGTCGATTGTCTCCACCTTGGGCGAGCGACCGTTGAGCATCCACAGCAGATTGAACAGCATGTTCTTAGCTGGGATCTCGAAGGAGGCAATGCACACCTTCCGCTTGTTATGAATCATCTCATGCAGGAGCATCTGGTAAACAACCTGCGACTTCCCGTGACCAGGGTATCCCGTGACAACCGTCATCTCCCCTTGGCGAAAGCGGAACGGAAGCTCCGCCCAGATGAAGTTGTTCGATTGGCTTTCAATCTCGAACCGTGCAATCTCCTCAGCGATCCCGTAAGCGTAGTCCCCGGCTGAACGCAACTGCTGTGGGTCGTAGGTCTTGGCCTCCTCCAGAAGGGAATCGAAGGTTGGCTTCCCGTGTTCCTTGGACATAAGGAAATCGTTAGCGTCCTTGTAGCCTTCAGGAAGGGAGACACGGAAGCACCGGGTTAAGCCGAGCCGTTTAGCAATCTTCTGGGCTGCCTGCTCCCCTGCTGTATCCATGTCAGTCAGGATATAAATCTTCTCGAACTGCTGAAGTCTTTCGTAGTCGTTGTTAATCCAGTCGAGGTTACTAGCCCCCGTCGGCATCGAAAGGGAGGGAATGTCTGGACACATCTGGTCTACACTCATGGCATCCACTTCACCTTCAGTGATAAGGACACGCTTCGTGTTGGCATTCACCAGCCAGTGACCCCAGAGGGTAGCATACTGAGGGGCGGTTGAACCGATTTCTTTTCTGCCGTCCTTCCGATCAAGGCCGAGCCACTTATACATCACGGTGTCCCCCTCGGAATCCTCGTATGGGAAGCGGATATATTCCTCGTTCCATCGTGGCTGCTGGGAGGGCGGCAAATCCTTACGCAGTAAACGGCGAAGGTTATACTTCGACATCGTCTGCTCCTGGATACCGCGATCAGTGAGATACTTATACGGGGCTGTTCCGCGCATAGAGACGCAGGTCAACGATGGCTTACGTGGCTTAGGCTTCTTGACCACCTGCTTGACATCAACGATCCCGCACGTCTTCTTAGCCCATGCCAGTGTCTCGACCCATGAACCCCCACGCTTTTTGTGAAAGAGGGTTAGGACGTTCACGCTTTCATCGGTAGCGGCATCCTTAGCGAAGTAGATACCACCAGCCCCACGAAAGACACCCGTTGATTTGCCGGGGTTTCCATCGAGATCCCCCATTCTCCACGAAGCACCTGACTTCGTAGCCTTCGGGAAGAACTCAGGCATGAGTTGATTCATGCGCTCAGATAGAGCGCGGCATATTTCGTCAGGTGAACTCATTAATCCTTGGATGTGGTTGAGATTGTTTCGGCGACCTGTTCTTGAACGGTGGCCAACGCTTGAAGGAGACCGTTCCTCCAGATGAGGTGTTCCTTAGCTTCTGAGTGGTCGAGGCACTTGTGCGTTAGGTCAACGATCACCTCAAGGGCATCGAACGTGTCCCTGAGTGTCGTGTAAAGTTGAATGTTCTCATCCCAGAGGGTATCGTATTCTGCTAGTTCTTCTTTGTTCATGTTTTTCCTTATCTTATTTATCTGGAGCGGTGTCAATCAAATCCTTCCAGAAGTTACTGGTTTGAGGTGGAAAAGAAATCCACCCCTTGGATTCAGCTAGAGCGATTGTTCGCTGAAAGAGACGGTGGAAGTCCCTTGAGAGTTGCCTATCCTCGAAGCTCTCAGTGTGAGCGGAGAGACGGTAGGCCGTAATGATTTCGTCATTATTCATTTGGTTCCTTTGTATCCTTTGTAAGTTCTCGTTCAAGATTAGCCATTGCCCTCCAGGCAACCGCCACCCAGTCCCCCTCGATGGCGTGACGCATCATAGCATCAAGCTCATCGGTGGATTTGTTCTTGTCCCAATGCAGGGGTTTGTCGGGGTGGTGCTGTTGGTTCCCCAGCCAGGACTGGTGGGAAACCGCGAGCATTGCATTGGGAAAATACTTAACGAATCCAGTGAACGCCGGATAGGTCTTGCGTTCTGCGGCATCCGAGGGAAGGGTGACGATTGTTTCGGAGGTCATCTAGTAGGCTTAGGTTGGCGGTTCAGAAGGGGACTTCTTCTTGGACTGGATCCGTGGGAGCAGGCTTGTTGGCTGGCTTCCGTGCGGATGATCCACCTTCTCCCCATCCGTATAGCTTCTTGCCTGAACCAACGTAGTTCTTCTTGGTGCCTGCGTCACGCTCATCCTTAGTCAAGGACTCAGAGACACTTGCATCCCGTCCATACTTGTCGGGTTCATCGTCCACCCAGACATCGAGGGAGCAGTATTTAGCTCCGTTCTTGCCCTCGTAGAAGCGGGACTTGTCCAGCTTGGTTACGTCGATTGATATGCTTAGTAGTTTACTCATAGTATTATTGGTTATTGGTTTAGTTTATTTAGCTTCGTCAAAGATGCGCTTGGCCTCGTCCTTATGGGAGAGAACCTCTGCGTCCTTCTGGAGATTGGCGGGAATACTGAGCCAGACTTTCTTCAGTTCCTCGGTGGACTTCGCGGAATCAAGGGAAGCGATGGCCTCCTCCTTGCTCATCCGTGGGGACTCAGGGAGGTCTTCACCGTTGTAGATGTAAAGACCGATCCCGTGGAGTGCGATAGCCTTAGCGAGGCACCGTTGCATAGCGACGTTCACCTGGAAGGAATCGGGATTAGCGATAGCCTTGTTCCTGTGATCCATTACCGGCAACTGAGCGGTCATCGTTTTCCCGAAGGCCGTCACGGAACAGAACACCATAAGTGTCTCACCGAAGGAGACGGGTTCCTTGTATTCCCATGTGGCCTGTGGGTCATGTTGGAGCAGGGTATCGGCAGCCCATGCCCATGAGAGGTAGGAGAGGTTCCCCTTCTTCTCGATTTTATCGGAGACGTTAAGGCTCCTTAGTTCTTTGTATTTGTTTTCCATAGTTAAATCTCCCATCCTAGTTTAGTTTTAAGCATCTGCCGAAGTCCGCGAAAGCTGAGGATGCCCTTTGATTGGCGTTCTTCCTTCCATTTTTTGAACCATGCTTTTCCCGTGTTCGAACATACGCACACAGTAGTGATACGTGGCAGGTAGTCAAGATTAAAATGCTCCTGCACCCATAAAGATTCAATAGCTAGTTGCTCTAAATCTTTGTCGTAGGTCTTGGACTTCCCACTGCAATCTCGGAACTTGTAGTCGAATAACTCGAACTTGCCGTCGACCTCCGCGATGAGGTCAACCGTCCCTGCACACTCATCCTCTTGGCTGCACATAATGACCTCAGCTTCAATCGGGACTGCGTTCATCACTCGGAACTTCCCAATTGCATCCTCCAGGAGATCATCGTAGGA